GAGCATCCACATTAACTTCAGACTTCTTGTGTGATGGCTCACCTTCTGGAAAAATGGGAGGCAACGGCACCTTGGTTTCAAATTTTATTGTGAATTCTTTTGCCAACTATATTATTAACAATGCTCAAAATATTGATAGTGCTTTCAATGCCACTCTGTTGGCCAATTACATTGCCAAATTTGTATGGAGTTCAAGAAGTGATTTCAGTTTAGATGTAACTCCTACGTTCAAACCTGGTGGTGTTACCAACGCACAATGTATCACCGTGGTGGATGCACTGGCTAATGCCATCTATGGACCAAACAAAACACTAGAAGGTGCATTCGATCCTATATTCACAGCAAGGATATTCTTTACCACTGATCCTTATCAAATATACAAAGTTTTACAAGAAACACGCCAGATATTTGTGGATGCAGAATCACGTGGTATAGAAATAGCCGAGGAGATTAGATTAAATAGCATACCGGCAGAAACCAATGACTGGTCGGTGCCGCAAGAAACACGGAGTATTACGTTAAGGATACCGCCTATGACTAACAGATTCACAACACCTAAAGTGAGAAAAGAATAATGTCAAATTTAACAGGATTTCAAAGAGACAACGCAGGATTATACATTGTGAAAGATCCACAAGCCAATGTTCAATATGGATTGAATTGGTCGGATTGGCTGCAGACAGGACACACCATCAGTTCAGCAGTGGTAACCATACAAACTATATCTGGTGATGCAAGTCCTCTAGCACACCCAACCAATGCTGCCACAGATGTGATAGTAACAACTCCTGTGGTGAATATAAGATTACACAACGGCACAGTGGGCAACATCTATAACATAAGATGCAAGATCACAACCAGTTATGGTGATGTGGATGCTCGTCATTTCCGCATCGTGGTGAAAGACAAGGTATTATAATGGCCAAAGTAGAAAAACGTTCATACAAATTAGATCTAGAGATGATTGGCAAGCTGGCCTCTATCATGTGTTCCTATGAAGAGATCGCAATGATAATGGACACGTCAGTGGACAATCTAAAAAAGAGATACAAAGAAGTTATTGAAAAGGGACGTGGAGAAGGAAAGAAAAGTTTAAGGAGAGCACAGTATGAAAAAGCAGTCCATGACAAAGATGTGAGAATGCTAATATTTTTAGGGAAGAATTATCTTGATCAAAAAGACACACCTACTGATGCTGAGAGTCAAGAACCTTTACCGTGGCCCAATGAATAGATATGAAATTATCAGAGCCGCAAAAACAAGTAGCCAGTGATCAAGCCAGATTTAAGGTTTTGGTAACTGGAAGACGTTTTGGCAAGACCACTTTGGCCATCAGAGAACTCTGTTTTGAAGCAAGACACCCCAATAGATTAGTATGGTATATCGCACCATCCTATAGACAGGCCAAGCAGATTGCCTGGGTGCAGATCAAACAATTACTCACAGACCTTAAATGGATCAAAAAAGTCAATGAAGCAGAATTGACTCTCTATCTAAAAAACAATTCAAGGATCTGTCTCAGAGGAGCAGACAATTTTGATTCTTTGCGAGGAGTTGGACTGCATCTATTGGTAATGGATGAATGTGCCGATATCGATGAGCAGGCCTGGACAGCAATTCTCCGCCCAACATTGTCAGACACAGGTGGACGTGCTCTATTCTGTGGCACACCCAAAGGTATGAATTGGTTCTATGATCTATATCAACAGGGACAAAATTCAGACAACACAAACTGGAAGAGTTATCAGTTTACCACTCTACAGGGCGGATGGGTTCCCCCAGAAGAGATCGAACAGGCAAGGAAAGATCTAGATGCCAAGACATTCCGTCAGGAATATGAGGCCACATGGGAGACCTATTCAGGCATAGTTTATTATGGATTTTCAATGACCGAAAGTGTGAAGAACTTCACGGTGCCAGATGACATCACCACCTATCACATAGGCATAGACTTTAACTTGGATCCAATGTCCGCCATTGTTTCCTACATCAAGGACAACGTGATGTATGTGTTTGATGAGATACAGATATGGAGTAGCAACACGGATGAGTTGGCTGAAGAGATACACAATCGCTATCCCGGCAAGAAGATATTTGCATATCCAGATCCAGCGGCCCGACAGAGAAGGACCAGTTCAGCCAGAAGGACCGATGCTTCTATACTGCAGAACGCTGGGTTCATTACCAAGCTACCTGGCCGTCACATGAGCATTAGAGACAGGATCAATTCAGTGAATTCCAAGTTCTGTAATGCGGCAGGATTGAGGGGCATAATAGTTCATCCTAGGTGCCGTCATCTTATAAATAGTTTAGTAAAACATACCTACAAGGAAGGCACGTCTTTGCCAAACAAAACAGATGGATTTGATCATATGAACGACGCCCTAGGTTACAAAGTTTCTTTCTTATACCCAATCATGAGACAAACAGAAACTGAAGATCAACAAAGATTTACAGTGAGGACAGGTAATGGCAGAATTTAGTTCAGTCAACACTAGCAGGGACAGAGGTGGATTCAACGCACAGGGCCTGCCGTCACATCCAGAATATCAAAATTACATAAGACGCTGGGAATTTCTCATCCGAAGCTACCTTGGAGGTCTGGAATACAGATTTGGAAATTATCTAACCAAGTATCAGATGGAAAGTTCCTCTGAATACATCAGCAGGTTGGCACAGACACCATATGATAACCATTGCAAATCAGTGGTGCATATTTTCAACAGTTTCTTATTTAGAACAGAGCCCAATAGAGAATTTGGATCTTTGGAGAACATGCCGGAACTGGATGCTTTCCTAAAAGATGCAGACCTTGAGGGAAGGACATGGCAGTCATTTATCAAAGATGTCAATATACTGAGTTCGGTCTATGGCCATGTGTTGGTATTAGTGGACAAGAGTGACGTGAACGTGGGAACCAGAGCCGAGGAATTGGCACAGGGTTTGAGACCATATGTGAGCATCTACACTCCAGAGAACATCATAGACTGGCAGTTCACAAGATTGGCCAGCGGCCTATACGAATGCAGTTATGTAAAATTATTAGAGAGAGAGATGAGATACGACAACACCAATGTTCAATTCTACATCAGAACCATTACCAAAGATTCGATCACTATCGAATCCTATCAACCCAATCAAAAAAATCCACTGAAAGTGATTGAAGTCAAACCCAACAACCTAGGCAAGGTGCCAGTGGTATGGGTCTATGCACAGAGATCTCCCACAAGAGGAATTGGGGTGTCAGATATTGGAGATATCGCGGACATGGCCAACGGTATCTATAACGAACTCTCAGAAATTGAGGCCACTATAAGATTATCAGGACATCCATCACTGGTGAAAACACGGGAGACAGAAGCATCAGCAGGAGCAGGTGCCATCATCAATATGCCCAACGATCTTGATCCGGGATTGAGGCCAGCATTATTACAACCATCAGGACAGTCAATTGATTCAATTTTAAATTCCATGAAAGGCAAAATTGAAGCCATAGACAGGATGGCGTTCTTGGGTTCAATGAGAGCCATAGAACAGAGATCAATGAGCGGAGTGGCTCTACAAACTGAGATGCTTCAGTTAGATGTAAAATTAAATGAAAAAGCAAGAAATCTAGAACTAGCGGAAGAACAGATCTGGAGATTGTTCGCCAATTGGATGAACATGGTGTTTGACGGCGAGATCAAATATCCATCGCAGTTCCAGGTCAGGGATAGAAATTACGAAATGGATCTATTAAAGAAAGCGGCAGACACCAATCCAGCAGATGTCAAAGTCAAGGCCGCAATTGATATGAAGATATTGGATGTGTTGGATATAGATGAAGATGAAATTGCAGAGATAGAAACCACATCAGAAGAACAACAAGAAGAAAAATCGGAAGAAACTGAAGAAGGTGAAACAATTGAATTGGAGAATGAAGATGCCAATTCATAAGGTCAAAGGTGGATACAAATGGGGCAGTTCAGGCAAGACTTATCCTACTAAGAAACAAGCAATGAAACAGGCCAGAGCGATATTCGCAAGTGGGTATCGTAAAAAATAATGGAACCAAAGTTGGTGCACAAGCACTTGCTAATTCGTTCATTAGTAGATCAGGCTCCTGACAAAGACTTTGATCTAGATTCAGCCCTACAAGATTTGATCTCAAGGATAGACATGAAGATACTGGCAGGTCCATTCACTGCCTATTGTGCCAACGAGGGCAACGTGGGTTGGTCAGGCACCTGCATCATAGAAACATCACACATCGCAATACACTGCTGGAATGAACCCCGACCCAATGTGATCCAATTGGATGTGTATTCTTGCAAGGATTTTGAAATAAAAGATGTCACAGATTGGTTGAACGAATATTTTGGTGTTCTACTAGTAGATTACAAATTTTTAGATCGAGAGCACGGTTTCGAATATATACTGTAATGGTAGTAAGGAGAATGTATAGGTTGCCGGTGGAATCCAGCAGGCATCTACAGATACAACAATTATACAATGAATACATTTTGCACTTCAACAAGTGCATGGCTGATCCCAGCCGACTACACGCACAGAGGGCAAGGAAAGCTCTGTTAAAATTAAAAACAGCCGCCCATGCCAGAGCCAAAGAGATGTTGGAACTGTATGCTCCCACAAAGAATGTGGGCAAGGAACCAGTCAACATGGATCACAAAAAGAAAGACACAAATGTATCTTAATGCCAACATACCCTTGATAGAGTGTTATGTAAGAGGCAATTATCTTAGAGATCAAAGAGACAGCCACGACAAGTATTTTTGGTGCGTGGTGTTTGGTGTGTGCAGTCAACCCAAACAAGCACCCCTATTTCATTTCATGATGGAAGATGGTGGAGTGTGGTGGAGAGCTCCTATCTCAGCTTTCTGTCAATCAGAAGGTGTAAAAGAACAACCATTGAGTGAATTGGTGTTGTGGGATTCGTTCTCATACAATGTGGCAGTGACCACCTTTCATCAACTCGCAGGTGCCAAGGTTCAATACACCACAAGAAGCAAACAGAAACAAGAAGGCAAGTATCTGTTTACCATTGACTGGACAGAAGGTGATTTTAACGAATTGAATTATGGTTATGCGGGCAAGCCTGATCAACACAAGTGCGGTCACGTGATTGCACAGGACAATGGCAACTATGCGATCCAACCCAACAACAGATGTAGATTCTTTGATTCAAACATGGGTGTGGATTGGAGCAAGCCTCCCATGATCAACAGACTGGTCAACACTCACACTTGGAGTGTGGAAGATGAACCTAGATGGACCACAGATGAACGAGAAGAGGGCCAGTATGATTACGATTACCGAGACACAGAAAAAAGTAAATAAAGTATGAATCGCTTGGAACGCAATCTCCTTAAAAGGATAGACACGCTCACTAAAAAATCCATCCTATTGCAAAAGCAATTGATGCGAAGCAAAAAGCGAAGACTCTGCATAGAGAACATCATGTTATGGATCAAACTGATCACAGTGGTTGGCTCCCTACTATTGGTGCTGTGGAGCATCAGCACAAGTTTATTCAACATACGATAATCACAGCTAAATAGTTGCATCGAGGGGCCTATCCTACCCTCGCAAACAACAAATGGAGGACTACGATGAGTCTAACGACATCGCAAGCCAGTAATGAAGGTGTTATTGAGGCACCAAAAGAAGGCTCTAAAAATACCACTCAAGAGGCTGAATCAACCAGAGTCTATACCCAAACGGAATTGGATGCTATCGCGGCAGAAGTGAGAAGAAAAGCTGAAGCCAAGATCGCAAAAAAATACGAGGGTGTGGATGTTGAGCATTATCGATCGCTGACGCAGAAAGAGGAAGAACTCCGAATTCAGCAAGCGAAAGAAAAGGGTGAGTTTGAAAAGATCCTGAAGGAACAAGCTGAAAAAGCTAGCCAGAAGATCTCTACTTTAACCCAGGAACTGACTAAAATCAAAGTGGACGGCACATTGTTAAATGCGGCATCTACCTTGAAGGCCATCAATCCCGAGCAGGTCGTGAGACTGGTTCGAGACAGTGTCAAAATGTTAGAGTCTGGAGAAGTTGAAGTGTTAGATCCCAAAACAGGACGAACAAGATACACCGAAAGCGGTGACCCTATGTCGATAGATGGATTGGTTTCAACGTTCTTGAAAGAAAATCCTCATTTCGTCGCAGCGGGACCAGCCGGTGGTGGATCTCAATCAAACACATCAAGTAATGCAAAAGCAACTGAAGTTGACATAGCCAAGTTGGATCTCAATGATCCGAAACAACGAGCCTTATACAAGGAATTGAGAGCGAAGAAATATCCTCGCATCAACGT